CTTAACAAATATTTTAGATAAAGAAGACGTTAAAGAGTTTAAGAAATTAATACCTGAGCTACAAGATACGTGGCACAAGAAACAAATGTTTAGAACAGAAACAGAGATGAGATTTTCTGTTTTATCTGACAATAAATATCCAACGAAAGCTGCAAAGTATTGGCAATCTGTAAGAGAGCAAAATACACACTTTGAAAATTTAGTGCACTTATCATTTGATGCTAGAAAAAATGAAGTTGAGATAGAGAAACTACAAAGAGATATAGCAAAAGAGAAAGATCCATTAGATAAAAAGATGAAGCAAATAGAATTAGAAGAGAAACTATATGCTAAAGCACAAATGGAACTTGTTGCAAAACATAGAATGAGAGAAGTGGCTACATGGTCAAAACTTAAAAAAGAATTTGATGATGGCCAGTTTGATAAGCAAGATGTGAATACACACCAAGCACATTCTTATATGTTAAGATTGCAACATCAAAAGAATACAATAACACCAGGTACTTCACAGCCAGAAGTATTTAATGTTATGGGTCAGCTAGATACTTTGGAAAGAGTCATAAGAGATAAAGAGCTAGCACCACCGAAAGAGAAAAAGAAACTAAAAAAGTAAAATGAAATTTGATTTCGTTTATCTAGGTCAGACGGTCTTAAAATACCAGGTCCCTTTAGAAATATTTGTAGGTCTTAATGAGATCTATGAAAAGCAAAAGAAACAATTACCAAAAGCAAACAAACAGTTAGTCGGTAAAATACAAGATGAAGTATCTTTATTTTATTCAGGTCCTAACAATGATAAAATGCACCAGCATTGTTTCTTGCCACAAGATATACTTAAATGGTTTCATACTGTTTTTGATCATTACACAGATTGGAATAAAATTGGTCCAACACAAAAATCCATAAATTCTATTTGGGTTAATGAAATGAAAGCTAATGAATATAATCCTGTGCATATTCACCAAGGTAAACTCTATACAGGTTTATCTTCTGTGATGGTTTTAAAATTACCAAAAGATACAGGTATAGAATACTCAGCAGAATCAAAACCTATGAATGGTAGACTACAGATTATTGGTTCAGCTAATGGTCAATTCTCTAAAACAGATTATTCACCTAATATGAGGATCGGTGACTTTTATGTTTTTCCATATGATATGAGACACTGTGTTTATCCATTTAATTCTACCAAAGAAACAAGAAGAACTTTAGTTTGTAATGTTGATGTTGATTACAATCCAGTATCTTCACGAACAGGCATGGGACAAAACGAGGAGTTAGATATATAAAATGATACCAAGAATGCCTAGATGGCAATCGTATGTTGCCACAACTACACAACCTATATTTACACCTGAACAATGTCAGATGATTATAAATGCTGGTCACCAAGAAGCACCAGAGAAAGCTAAAGTTGGTGGAGGCGAGAAAGGTGCATATGATACGAAGAAGCGAGTGACAACAATATCATGGATACCTTTTGCTAAGATGCCAGAGATGTATAAAGTTATCGAGAATCAATTATCTATTGTAAATCTAAATCACTTTATGTTTGATGGTGTTAGACTTACAGAACCTGCACAGTTTACAGAATATCCAAAAGGTGGTTTCTATGATTGGCACATGGATTTAAATGCATTCGGTCAAGAAGGTCAGAATCCAATTAGAAAAATATCTATGACTTGTCTGCTATCTGATCCTAAAGAATTTACAGGTGGAGATTTATTATTTTCAGAGATGGGTAATAATAAACCACTACCCTTGAAACAGGGACAAGCAATATTCTTTGGATCATTTCTAAGACACAAAGTTGCACCGGTTAAAAGAGGTACAAGAAGATCTTTAGTAATGTGGTTTGGAGGACCACCGTTTAAATGAGTCAATTACAAAGAAAGATACTATTTCCAACTGCTGTTTATTTTAAAGATATACCTAACGCAAAAGAACTTAATAAATATTTATTTAAAGAAATAAAAAAGTGGCGTAAGGCAGATCCTGAAGGAGAGAAGAAAACAAACTCTGGTTTTGGTTGGCACAGCAAAACAGATATGGATAAGAGAAAAGAATACAAACCTCTTATCGATGAATTATTTAAAATGGCACAAGAATGCAATATGGATTTTGGTATTGAAGGTAAACTAGGTCTTGGCAATATGTGGGCCAATATTAATCCAACATATAGCTATAACAAAACACATACACACCCTAACTCAATGTGGTCAGGTGTATACTATATCAAAGTACCGAAGAACTCAGGCAAACTATTTTTAGAAGATCCTAGACCAGGACCAAATACACATATGCCTAGAAGAGTCGAAAATCTACCTGAACAGTTATGGAGAGTATGTGCTTATGAACCAGTAGAAGGCAGAATGATCTTTTTTCCATCTTGGCTTCCCCATGGTGTTGATATAAATATGAATACAGACAAAGGTGAAAAGAACTGGAGAATATCAGTATCTTACAATTTTATACAAATATGAGTTTTGCTAAGAAAAAATATCAAGTTATACGTAATGCTATATCTAAAGACGTAGCAGAAATAGCATATAGATATTTACAAATATCTGCAGAAGCAGATAACTGGATGATTAAAAACTATGCTACACATCCAGGTAATCCTTTAGTAGGTAACTTTCACGATTCACAGGTTCCTAACTCATACGCTAAATATGCAGATAGATTAATGGAAACATTGTTGGTCAAAACCATAGATGTCATGCAAAAGAAAACAGGACTTAGATTAATACCAACCTATTCTTACACAAGACTTTATAGAAAAGGTAATATCTTAAGAAGGCATAAAGATAGACCAAGTTGTGAAATATCTACAACACTAAATCTAGGTGGTGACCCTTGGCCAATCTATATTGATCCAACAGGTGAGAACAATGTTATCGATGAATACAAAAGTATACATAAACCAGGTGCACATATTGGTGTAGAGGTTAACCTGAAACCTGGTGATATGCTTATTTATTCTGGCTGTGAGCTAGAACACTGGAGAAAACCATTTGAAGGCGACCTATGTGGTCAAGTGTTTCTTCACTATAATCATGCAGATGGAAGGTTTGCAAAGACCAATTTGTATGATAAAAGACCCCTATTGGGTATACCCAAAACTGGTTGATAATCAAAGCAACCTAATATAATCTGGAGTTCTATGTTACAGAAGGTTAACTTTTTACCTGGTATAAATAAACAAGTCACGCCCACTGGTGCAGAAAGCCAATGGATAGACTGTGATAATGTTCGTTTTAGATATGGAACACCTGAAAAGATAGGTGGTTGGAAGCAACTTGGAGCAGATAATGTTACAGGAGCTGTAAGAGCTTTACATCAATTTACAAATAGTTTGGGTAGAAAGTATTCTATCATAGGGTCAAATAGAATTTTATATGCATATTCAGGCGGTGTATTTTACGACATACATCCAATCAAATCTACAACAAGTCTTACTAATGCATTTAGCACAACTAACGGATCAACTGAAGTTACAATAAACTTTTCTGGTGATCATGGTATTACAGCAGGAGACATTGTTTTATTAGATAACTTTTCATCGATCACAGATTCAAATTTTGGTGCATCTGATTTTGATGACATAAGATTTATGGTAACTACTGTGCCATCATCAAACAAGATTACAATTACAATGCCATCAGCTGAAACAGGATCGGGTGCTACACAATCTGGTGGTATAAGAGTTAGACACTATTATACAGTTGGACCAGATGTACAGGCACAAGGTTTTGGTTGGTCACTTGGATCTTGGGGCGGACAAGAAGTAGGAGCTTTTACAACTACTTTAGCAGCGGACATAAACGACTCTACAACGACTATAACATTAACTGATGCATCACAGTTTCCATCATCAGGTACAAACTTTATACAAATAGGAACTGAAGAAATATCTTACACAGGTATATCCACAAACACACTTACAGGTGTTACAAGAGGAGTTAGAAATACAACAGCGGCATCACACTCTGCTGGAGCAACAGTAACAAACTCTTCAAACTATGTAGCATGGGGTGAAGCGGCATCAGGAGATTTGATCGTGGACCCTGGTATGTGGTCTATTGATAACTTCGGTGACAAAGCTATTTGTTTGATTGTAGATGGTGAGTGTTTCGAATGGAACTCTGCAGCTTCAGATGCAACATCTACAAGAGCAACAATTATTTCAGGTGCACCTACAGCATCAAGACATATGCTAGTATCAACACCGGACAGACACTTAGTGTTCTTTGGTACAGAAACAACGATTGGTGATAAGTCTACACAAGACGATATGTTTGTTAGATTCTCCAATCAAGAAGATATTAATACGTATACACCTACAGCAACTAATACAGCTGGTACACAAAGACTGGCCGACGGATCACGGATCATGGGAGCTATTAGAGGTAGAGATGCAATCTATGTTTATACAGACACAGCTTTATTCTTAATGCGTTTTGTAGGTCAACCTTTTACATTTGCATTCGTACAAGTTGGAACGAACTGTGGCCTTGTAGGTAAGAACGCAGCAGTAGAGGTAGACGGCGCTGCATACTGGATGTCAGAGAATGGTTTTTTCAAGTACGCTGGTGCTCTACAATCCTTACCGTGTTTAGTAGAAGACTATGTTTATGATGATATTAATTTAGATTCTGGTAATCAGATGATAGCAGCTGGATTAAACAATTTGTTTGGTGAGATTATGTGGTTCTACCCAACATCAAACTCAGCAGTTGTAAATAGAATGGTATCGTACAATTATTTTGATTCACAAGCACAAAGACCTGTTTGGACGGTGGGCACACTATCTAGAACAGCATGGGCAGACTCTGCAGTATTTGGTAATCCACATGCACTAGAATACGATGCAGATGGTGTTGAAGGATCTAGTTCTTCTACATACGTACAAGGGAACACGGATGGTATATCAACATACTATCAACACGAAACAGGAACTGATCAAGTCAAAGGTGGTACGGTTACAGCTATCACAGCTAATATTACATCTGGAGATTATGACATTACATCAACAAAAGAAGGTGGAGCAGATTTAAGAGGTGATGGTGAGTTCTTGATGAAGATAAGAAGATTCGTGCCAGATTTTGTATCTCAAACAGGAGATACAAGAGTAACGTTAAATTTAAAGAATTATTCTAATGATACAGCAGCTAGCTCCTCATTAGGACCCTTTACAATTAGCTCATCAACGACTAAAGTAGATACACGAGCAAGAGCTAGAGCAGTAGCTTTGAAGATAGAAAACACAAGCACAGCTCAAGATTGGAAGCTCGGTACATTTAGATTAGATATACAACCAGATGGTAGAAGATAATGAGTATAACAAGAGCACAAATAGCACGACAATTATTAGCAGAAGGTGGAATGCCTATGAAAAAA